GACAACCTGGGCGCCGCCAGCGGTGAGCCATTCGACGTGATCGTCGACGGCATCGCACTGGTCGAGTACGGCGGCAGCGTCACCCGCGGCCAGAAGCTGACCGCCGACGCTGACGGCAAGGCAATCGCAGCCGCACCCACTGCCGGCGCGAACGCTCAGATCATCGGCGTCGCCATGCTGTCCGGCGCGGCCGGCGACATCGGCAGCGTGCGCATTGCCCCGAGCGTGATGCAAGGCTAATCCGGCGACTACCTACCCTGAGAGGATCAAAAAATGCAATTCCCCTTCACCCCGTCGCCGCAATACACGGCGATCGCGCTGGCCTACCAAAACCGCGAAATGATCGCCGACCAGGTGCTGCCGCGCCTGACTGTCAGCGAGCGTTCGTTCAAGTGGGACAAGCACGAAAAGTCGTCGCTTTTCCAAGTGCCCAGCACGCTTGTCGGCCGCAAGGGTTCGCCCAATGAGGTCGAATTCAAGGCCACTGAAGAAACGTCGAGCGTCGGCGACTATGGTCTTGATGACCTGGTTCCGCGCGAGGACATCGAGTCTGCCCGCAGCAAGCCAGGCCTTGACCCGCTCGGTCGCGCCACCGAAGGCACGACCCAGCTGATCATGCTGGACCGCGAAATCCGCGCATCTGACCTGGTGTTCAATGCCGCGACCTATCCGGTCGGCAACAAGGTGCAGCTCGCCACCACGAACCAGTGGAACGAGTACACCGAAGCAGACAGCGACCCCGTCGAAGACATCATGACCGGCAAGGAAGCCGCCCTGATGCCGCTGAACACCTGTGTCATGGGCGAAGCTGTGTGGTTCGCGCTGCGTCGTCACCCTGCGCTGCTGAAGGCCTTCTACCCTGTCAACGCCAGCGGCGGCGGCATGCTGTCGCTGAACCAGTTCGCCGAGTTCTTCGAATTCGAGCGCGTGCTGGTGGGTCGCGCCTACAAGGCCACCAGTAAGCCGGGGCAATCCCTGGCGCTGGGCCGAGTGTGGGGCAACCACTTCGCAATGATGCACCAGAACCCGCTGGCATCGCTGCGCGGCAACGGCATCACCTTCGGCGCGACCGCCGAGTACGGCACGCGCTTCGCGGCCACCATGGACGAGCCGAAGGTCGGCCTTCGCGGCGCCACCCGCGTGCGCGTCGGCGAGAGCGTCAAAGAACTGATCACCGCCAACGACTGCGGCTATTTCATTCAAGACGCGATCTGATCGCTTGCCAGATCGGCGCCACCAAAAGGCCCGGCGCTTGAGTGTGCCGGGCCTTTTTCATTCTGAGGACACATCACCATGGCGAAGAAGCAACCACACCAAGCCGCGCAGCAAGCTGACGAGGCTACCGCAACCGCCGAGCACATCTATGTCGCCGAGCCGGCTGAACCTTCCGGCGTCGAAACCATCGAATCGCCCGCCTTCCCCGGCACCGACGACACGCGCACGATCGCCGAGGTCGACGCGCAGATCAAGGCCGCCAACGCCTACACCGTGGCCTGGCACGTCAAGGTCGGCCGCAAGCGTTACGAACCAGGCGACGTGTTCCCGGCCGAGCTGCTGGTGCCTGAGCTGCTGGCATCCGGCGCAGTCGTGAAGGCCTGAAGCCATGGCCGACTACATCGACGGCACCGGCCTGCGTCAGCGGTTCGGAACCAAGGAAGTCGACGACCTGATCGGCGCCGACCCGCTGGCTGTTCCGGCCGAAGCGGGCGACGTCGACAAGCTGGCGCGCGCGTGCGGCGATGCGACGACGATGATCGACGGATACCTGGCAGGCCGCTACACGCTGCCTCTGGTGAGCGTGCCGAACATGGTGCAGGGTTGGGCTGCCGACGTCGCGCGATATCGCCTGTGGGACGAGCATGCCCCCGAGGAAGTGCGGCGCCGCTTCGAAGACGCGCTGTCACAGCTGAAGCTGCTGGCGCAGGGGCTGATCGCGCTGCCGCCTGGGTCTGACGGCACGCCCGCATCGGCCGGCCTGAAGTTCGGCGGCTACAGCGCCGCGCGCGTGTTCACATCCGACACGCTGGGCGGCTACTGATGGCGACGAAGATCAAATTCGAAGTCAACGACGCCGGCGCGCGCAAGAAGCTGAAGGCGCTGGTCGCTGCGACCGGCGACATGCAGCCGGTGTTCGCCACCGTCGGGCGGTCGATCGCGAACCGCATTCGCCTGTGCTTCAAGCTGGGCGTCGATCCCTGGTCGTCACCCTGGGCCGCGCTGAAGTTCCGCAAGGGCCAGCCCCTGCGCGACACCGGCCGGCTGAATCGGTCGATCGTGGCGAACCCCGACAAAACCGGCGTCACCATCGGCACGAACGTCAAGTACGCACCGACACACCAGTTCGGCGCGACGATCATGGCGAAGCCTGGCAAGCGGCTGGTCTTCCCAGGCCCAGGCGGCGCGATGGTCTTCGCCAAGAAGGTGACGATCCCGGCGCGGCCGTTCATGCCGCTCAAGAAGGGCCAGAACGTCGTCGCGCTGCCGCCCGCCTGGTCGGCCGACGTCACCCGCGCACTGCGCGCCTACTTCCGAAGCGTAGCCAAGGGGGCCTGATGTTTCACCAGACCGAACAGACCATCATCGAGCGACTGCGGGCGAAGCTGCCCGCCGGCGTCACCGTCGAGCCGATTCGCGAGCTTGAGCGCGTGCCCGAGCTGCGCCAGAAAGCCCCGGCCGTGTTCGTCATCTATGACGGGTACAGCGTGGGCGAGGCGCTGGCAAATGGCGCCGTTCAGCGCATCACGCAGGAATGGTATGTGGTGATCGCAGCGAAGTCAGCCAAGGGCAACGGAGGCAGCAACGACGCGCGCGACGCTGCGAGCGTTCTGGCCGGCCAGGTGCTCACGTCGCTGTTGGGCTTTCACCTGTGCGACGGCAAGTATTTGCGGTTAACCGACGCCCCCGGCCCCGAATACGATGCAGGCTACTGCCACATTCCCCTGGCATTCAGCAATTCAGCGACCTTCAAGGGTCAACCGTAAGGAATCATCATGGCGGATTACAGCTATCTCGGCAGCGGCCGCGTCTACCTGCGCGAAATCGGCGGCACCGGCGGCCTGGTCGAGGTCGGCAACGCTTCGCAGCTGAACTTCAGTGTCACCGAGGAAACGAAGGAGCTGAAGGACTACACGCAGCCCGGCGGCGGCACCTACAACGAAGTGCGCCGCATCAGCGCCGTCGAATGCCAGATGACGCTGCACGACCTGTCTGCCGCCAACCTGGCGCGCGCGGTCTACGGAGCCACCAGCGCAGAAGTGACGGGCACCGTCACCGACGAAGCCCTGAACGACGTCATCATCGGCGCGCTGCTGCCCCTGGCCTACCTTCCGACCGCGATCACCGCTGTGAAGAAGGGCATGACCACGCTGACCGAAAACGTCGACTACGAAGTGCGACCCAGCGGCATCATCGCAATCGCCGGCGGCGCTGGCGGCGTGGTGGGTGGCGACGATCTGACCGTGACCTACACCAAGGCCGACCAAGACATCGTGCAAGCCCTGGTCAACAGCGGCAAGGAGTACGAGCTGCTGTTCGACGGCCTGAACGAAGCCCGCAGCGGCAAGCGCACCCGCGTTCGTGCCTGGCGCGTGAAGATCGGCGCCTTGCAGAACCTGGCGATGATCGGCGAGGAATACGCCGCGATGGAAGTGTCGGGCAAGCTGCTGAAGGACACGACCAAGATCGGCGCGAACATCAGCCAGTACTTCAAGGTCGAGATTCAGCAATGAGCGACCTTAACGTGATCAAGCCGGCCGGAACGCCGGCCACCTTCAACGGCCAGCCCATCGAGGTCAAGCCGCTGACGATCGGCAAGCTTCCCGGCTTTGCGCGCTCGATCCAGCCCATCGGCGGCATGATCGAGCAGATCGCCAAGGGCCAGGCGCAGCTGAACATCGCCACCCTGATCGGCCTGGTCGCAGATCACGGCGGCGCCATCGTCGACGCGGTGTCGATCGCCACCGGCATCGAGCGCGACAAGCTGGACGAGGCCACGCCCGACGAGCTGATCGAGCTGGTCGCCGTCGTGCTGAAGGTCAACGCGGATTTTTTCAAGGGCCGCCTGACGCCGGCAATCCTGGCGGCCGTCAAGGTGGCAACACCAGCGCAGATGCCGACGCCTGGGGCTGGGCCGACACCCTGACCGTTTTGATCGCGCACGGGCACACGTTCGACGCGATCAACGGTTACACCCTGGCCCAGGTCCGGGCATTTCTTCGCGCCGTAGAGCGCATGAACAGCGAACGCCGCATCGGCGAGGCGCTGGCGCTTCGTATGGCACAGGCCGACGGGAAGGCGTGGAAACAGTACATGCGAGGGCTGAAGAATGGCGGCTGATCTTGAGTTTCGGATAGGCGCAGAGCTGTCGGAAATCAAAGGCGCGCTGGCCGGTCTGCAGCGCGACCTGAGCAACGTCGGACAGGCCGCCAACAAGGCCGGCGGGTCGAACGCATTTCAAGGCCTTGAGCGCAGTTCAGGCAGCGCGCTGGCAAGCGTCGGCCGCATGGTCGCTGGCCTGCTGTCCGTCGCCGCGGTCCTGAAGACGATCGCCGCGGCCGATGCGATCGACACCCTGAATGCCCGCCTGAAGCTGGTCACGTCGTCGACCGAAGAATTCGTGCGAGCGCAAGAGGCGCTGTTTCAGCTGTCGCAGCGCACGCGCACCAGCCTGGCGGAAACGACCGAGCTGTATTCAAAGATCGCCGGGGCCACCAAAGAGGCTGGAGTCGGCCAGGAAACGCTGCTGCAGGTCGTCGAGACGATCAATCAGGCCGTGCAGCTGTCTGGCGCGAGCGCGCAGGCCGCAGAAGCCGCGCTGATGCAGCTGGGCCAGGGTCTTGCATCCGGCACCCTGCGCGGCGAAGAACTGAATTCCATCCTTGAGCAGACGCCAGCCCTGGCTGACGCGATCGCGAAGGGCATGGGCATCACGCGCGGCGAGCTGCGCAAGTACGGCGAGGACGGCAAGATCACCGCCGAACAGGTGGTCAACGCCCTGCAGGCCCAGCGCGAAGAGGTCGCCAAGTCGTTCGCCGAACTGCCGCTGACGGTCGGCCAGGCCGTCACCCAGCTGGCGAACGCGGGTCAGCGCCTGCTGGGCGCATTCAACGAGGCCAGCGGCGCGACGGCCGGCCTGGCGAGCGTGATCAGCGACCTGGCCGACTTCCTGTCGTCCGACGCAGTTATCGGCGCCGTGATCGAGTTCGGCGCGGTCTGGTCGAACACCTTCGGGCTGATCCTTGATGATGCGCGCGAAGCCGTGCGCATCATGAGCGACGCGACCGGCGACATCGGGCAGTACGCCGGCGACATCGTCGGCTTCATCGGGCGGGCCTTCCTCGAACTGCCGCTGAACATTCGCACGGTTCTGCAGATCATCACCGTGGAGGCGGCGGCAGCGTTCGACCGCATCGTCGCGCGTGCTCGCTTCGTGCGCGAGGCCTTCAATGCGATCTTCACCAGCGACACGATCGAGGCCGCCGAAAAGCGGTTCAATGACCGGCTGTCCGTCATCAACCAGGCCGCGCGCGAAACGACCGACGCCGCGCTGAACGAGCGCGAACAGGCGCTGGCACAGGCCAAGCGGGCGCGCATCGAAGCCGAAGCCCGCCGCAAGTCCGGACAGCAGGCGTCAAACCGCACCGGGCGCGGCACCTTCAAGGCCACGCCGGGCGCCGACAAGGGCCAGGCCAAGGCCGCCGAGCAGCTGCGCAAAGCCGAGCTAGACGCGCAGGACAAGCTGGCCGAAGACAGCGCACAGCGCCAGCTTCGCACGCTTGAACAGCAGTTCGACGACAGCCTGGTCGCCGCGGCGGCTTACTTCCAGCGCCGCGAAGAAATCGAGCTGGCGAGCATCGACCGCGCCATCGCATCCGAACGCCAGCGCGCAGCCGCCGGCGGCGCCGAGCGCGTCAAGGCGCTGGCAGAAATCGAGCTGCTGGAACGCCGCAAAACAGACGTTCAGCTGCAGGCCGCGCGCGACCGCGCGAACTTCCTGCGCGAAATCGACAAGCAGCTGGAAGCCGCGCGCATTCAGGAGCTGGAAAACAAGGGGCAGACCGCCGAGGCCGCACGCCTGCGCCTGGAAGCGCAGTATGCCGACCTGCTGAAACGCCTGGAAGCCGAGGGCAACGCAGCCGGCGTGAACCTGATCAAAGGCCTGATCAACACCGGCGCAGCGAAGGCGCAATTCGACCAGCTGAAGGCCGAATTCGACCGCGTCGTCACCGAGCTGCAGGCGCGCACGCAGGCGATCAGCGACCAGCA